ATACCAAAAGGTTTCAAAATAAACGAAGCCTGTGCCAGTATCAGTTCCAGTGTCATTTACAGCAGTAAAAGAAACTTCTATCTGCGTATCTGCTGGGAGTGCTTCAACTAGAACAGCATTCGTATCATCTTGATTGTTATAGGTATCAGTAGCAGCAGTACCATCAGCAATTTCCAACTGACCATAGTAGTTATCGTCGGAACTCGTCCCAACCAAAACTTTTCCAGTCACCTGATCACCACTAAATACTTCTGTTACATGTATACCAATATCTTTAAGCATACCCTTTTTACCACTCGGGCCTTTGAAACTCCACGCAACCGGTGAATCCCCAAAATCTGTAGCTGTAGAATTGGTGAATACCAGGGGTATAGGTTGTGAATAACTCATAATATACCTCCTATCCTGCGCTGTCCCAAAGCAAGATTCTACTCTGGGCTGCTTGTGTGTGTGTAATACCGAAGCCACCTAAATAGTACCAGGCAATTCCACGATCACGGCCATAGTCACCCGGGATTTTACCCCTGATTTCTTCTGGCACAGCAACCGCTTCTGCAACAGTATCCTCTCCAAAGAAGAACGCCCATCCTGACACACCCTCCGTCCAAGCAGCAGTGGTATAAGTACCAATACTAGTCTTAGACTTATGCGTCTGTTCAACAAATCGACATCCTTCATACCGACCAATTTCGCCATTCATAATCATCCGAAAGCCTTGATCAACATACTGCTTGATAGATTCCAGATCATTCTTCAATGGACGATAAGTTGAAGGCCATGCAATTGAGTAATAGTCATCGCCAGTATAGGCGGGTATATTACGCTCTTTCATGGTATCGATAATCAACTTAACCACTTCATTACCCAATGCTACGCTATTAGTTAGAGTAGCTGTACCATTAGTTGTAAGTGTAACACTAGCAGTAGTAACAGCAACTGCGCGTAACTTACACGCATTGAACTGTGTAGCTGCTAAATTATCGAATGCCTTCTTGGCATCGGTCTTCAATACTTTCCGAATTACTTCGGCCACAGGTTGCTCAGAGAGATCGTCTAATTTACCAGTCCACGGTACACTGTTGCCAGCTTCCGTAATGGTCATAGTTCCCTGAGTAATAGTGAACGAGGTTTCCGGGAGAGTATTGGTCTCAGTAAGGGTGGCACCTTGGGTACCAACATCACTGAACACGTTCCAATGGAATGTATCACCACGATGTAACCCTTGATGGGCTGCATCTTTGACATCACAGAATTGTCTAAATTTGACAATCGGCTGCACTGCCATTCTCAGCTGACGGCTGAGGTTTAAGGCATACATATAACCACCGGAGGTGTTAACTGACCATACTTGTCCAGCCATTTTACATACCTCCTTTAGAAGTTATAATACTTGACCACGCGCTTCTTTCATTTCCTGTATAATATCAGTTGGGGAAGTTGGAAAACTATCCTCATCTGGCATAACAGAAGTAGCACTGGCCGCTTTAGGCTGCTTTACAATCTTTTGTTTGCGTACAGCCCTAGTATTGTCGCGGGTTAGTTTAGTATTGTCTCCAACCCACTTGCGCGTATACTCAGCAGATTCCTTTATAATCTGACTTGGTGTCCATTCTGGATGTTCCTCCATAAGGATAACCGTCTGATTATCAGCAATTGCACGTAACTCAGGAACACCGGCTATATCTGGATACCCATCTTGAAACTCATGAATAGCATCTTCAAGAGATTTATTATAGGACCACCGTTGTTGCCTTTCCTGTTCCGCTTGTCTTTGCGCCATGGCCCTTCCCAGGACCTGATTAACAACCTCTTCAACATTCTGGGTGGCAGGTGCACTGCGCCCTCTATTATTCAAGGTTTTAAATAATTCTGCGGCTCTTACCGCATCATCTTTATAAAGAGCATCATGATATTCCTTTACTAAGTCCTGACCATCTTGCTCTTCTTGTGCCGCTTCCTGTTCGGGTGGCGACTGTTTTGTAGCAGCCTGTTGCTGCTGTAACTGCTTAACATATGCATTCAACTGCTCTTCTCGAGCCTGTATTTGTCTGCCATATGCTGCTGCATCTTCAAAGCGTTTTTGTGACGCCTTATCTTTTTGGTGAGATGATTTCAGATCATCGAATGGTACTGATACTTCCTCACCATCTACTTTTATTTTAGTAAACCACTTACCTTCTTCATTCCAGATGGGGGCATCTGGAACAACCACTCCCTCTACTTCTTGTTCTTCTTCTGTTGCTTCTATATCCTCCCCCATCTCTTCTTTTTCTCTTACATCAACAATCTCCCTCATTAACTTTTCTCTTGGAGAAATAAATTCGTCTTCTTGAGATTCCTCTTTTACTTCTTCTTGAGATTCTTCTGCATAACCATCTCTAATGTGTTTCTCAGTAGCATCCACTTCGTGGGTAGCTTCATTGTCAGCCATTTTATTTTACCTCTATAGTTCACCCGCATCTTTATATCTTGAAAGAACCTCAGCATTTTCGCCATCAGATATCGTCGCATCCAGCCAATGTAAAAGCTTTAATGGGGTAGCGAGGCTATTTGATATAGCGCGGTATTTATTTAACTCTTCTTCCGAAGAGCCCCTCCATCCTTCGATAGCAATCTTTTGAAGAGATTTTATAGCCGCACCATACTCGCCTATAGCTCTCCCACATATCGCTAATCCAGTGGATGATCTTACAAAATCTCTTGTTTTATTTGAGACCTTTATTCTTTTTAGTAAATCTTCAGTAGTAAGGTCCTCAGGGTTATATAACTCTGACATTATCCTACCGCGTATGGAATTTTAGCGTAGTCATCACGCGCCATTATACCAACAGGTCCCTCCTCTACCATTTCAGATTGTCTTTCCAATTCTTGTTCTGCTATCTGATTAACCAAAGCATCTCTTTGTAACATCAATTCTCCTCTTCTAGTTTCAGTATCTGATTGTTTCAACTGCATATCTAGATACTCTAATTCTGCTTTCATCTGAGCAATTCGCATATCAGTACCTGCTTTTATGCTAGCAACAGCAGCATCGCCCTTCTGCTTAAGCGTTTCCACTTGCATTCTGGTCTGTCCCTCTACTTGCTTAGATTCTATAATTGCCTGCATTTGTTGCAGCTGTTCTTGAAGTTGCTGTACCTGTGGATCAGCCTCTGAATTTATGAACCTAGACCCATCCTTGAATCCCAAATGTCCAAAAACTTCCTTAACTATTTCTGGTATATTAAATGTTTGAACCACCCCAGGAAGTTCAGCTAATGCAGTAATTCCCATCATTAGGCTTTGAATCTTTTTCATTGGATCAGTAGCATTAATTCCGACATTAACTTTCAGTAATACATCCTGCCTTAGAAGATCATCCATCAATGGATCTACGTCAAACTCAAATTTATTTTGTGCTGTCTGTCCAGCTACAGAAAGTATGACTTCATCTGTCTCATAATACTGTTCCAATCTAAGTAATTGCGTTAAAACCTTTTCAACCCACGATTCTGAAAAAGTTCTAAGTACATACTCAATAATAGTGGAACTACTACCAGCTAATAAATTCATACCACCAACTGTTTCATTAAGGCTTCTTGCTCCCTGAACAGTAGAAGTAGAAAAGTTACCCTGCAATTCATCGAAATCCATATTGATTCGATCTTGTTCGGCATACGCAGAACTAGTAACATCCCTTGTTTCTATAACCCTGACATCCTGATCTGGATCATCCATCTCAACTGCACCACCAGGAACCGATCTAAACAAGGCATCTAAGTCTATATTCCTATCCCTACGGATATGATACCTTTTATTCATTACTAACTTAACGTTATCAAACCTCTGATTCCATATCTCGTTAGCAGCCGCCTGTAGTTCTTGAGTTAATTGAACAGTACCAGATGGGTATATTTTATGGGCCTCTATATTAACATACCCCATCACGTATGGCCTTTCATTCTCCCTTAACCATGGATACATTTCTAATAATGGTTTAGCATCAGTTAAGAGATGCTCTGTTCCAGCTGTAAAGAAACACCAGTCTATTCCATCCTTCTTTATTATATTCTTATGGATCCAAGTTATCTTATAATCTGTTATTTCTCCGTATCCCGCACTGCTATCCAGAGGATCCATTCTAGGCTCGTCCCTAGTTAACCTAGTAGCATTATCATTCTCTCTGTCTTCTACATGTAACAGTACATTTGGATCAATGTATTTCCATTCTCCGTCATCCATCTTTTGTACAACATCCTGTATAAACATAGGAATGAGATGTATTATATAAGGCGAAGAATGCATTGGGTCTGCCCAATCAGACGCGGGATCAATCCTTATATTTTCGGGAGAGACTAATTCTATTACAGGCTTGTCATTTAAAGAAGTTAACTGTTTTTGTATTACAGGATTACCCTGCATATCTACTACTGGGGCATCCTTGTCATCTATTTCTATGTAACTTTCTTCTTTTTGTTCATAATCCCAGTATTGATGGGACACACAAACACCCTGAACAGCGGCATCCTGTAAGGCTGCAGTCATAGTTTGAAACCACGGTATGGTATGTGTAAGCCTGTACTGTAGTATTGACTGATCAACCACTGCTGCTGCAGATTGTATTGGATCATTGGGGTTTCTGGCCGATACACTAATTACATCTTCATTAGTAAAGAATGCCACTGACATAGCTGATTGTAAATTACGAACAGCAGTCCTAGTCTTTGGCCTAAAAAACTTAGACCTTTTAGCGTATGCGTCAGTATTATACTTTGATCCTGCAGGATGATAGCTATTGAATAGAGATAAACTCTTATCCCATTGCATCCTTAGATTAGCATCAACCCAATCAGAAGAA